AACTCTTGGCTGCCATGCCGAATCTATCAAGGAGGTGACATGCACATGGCAAATATTCAAAACTTGAACAAGCAACAGATACGCCAGATTAATCAAAGTATCCCGGCATTGGGGAACGAAGGATCAACAGTTCCAAATCGTCTGAGTGCAGGCGACATCCTCAATTCCCTTTTCAATCTGGGCGGGAATGTCGTGACGTACACAACCAATGCTACCGCAAACACACAGGATACCATCCCTCATGGGCTGCCGTATGTACCGCGCGGATACCTCGTCATCAACAAGGGGGCTGCCGTGGACCTGTACGACGGCGGTACGGCTTGGAACGTTACCAACCTCTATCTGAAGGCCACTGTGGCCAACGTACCTGTCACGCTCATCGTGTTTTAGAGGGAGGTGATTAGGCGTGGCTGATTGGTCATTCTGGACGCCAGCCGAGCCTATAGAGCCAGAAGGCGTCCTCATCAAAGGTGAGCGTAAACGTCTCATTCATGGCATAGCGGCAACCGAAGCGAAGGACCTGCAAGGTGAAGAACTGATTCTCTCTGGAATGGATTTCAAACCCTACCTGGAATCTGGGCACTTGAATGATGATCACATGCCGGGTGAGCAACACATCCTCGGCAAACCCGTTGAGGCCAAGATCATTTTGGATGCTGGTAAGGTCAAGAAAGGCATGAAAGGACCTGCGTTCTACCATGTATGTGAACTGTTCGATTCGGAGCCCGGCCGGGCCGCGTGGGACAACATAAGAGCGGAAAGAAACGATCCCAAGCGGCAACGCGGTTTCTCTGTGGAGGGGGCTGTCACCGAGGCAGCGAGAAATCGGTTGACAAAAACCCGGTGTGACGACGTGGCCCTCACAAGGAAACCCGCCAATGTCGAGACCTTCGCACAGTTGGTTAAAAGCCTTTCTACGGGCACTGCACCAGCTTTGCAACTGCAGTATGTCGATGACAACGAACCATCAGAAGGAGCCGAAAAGGCGCTCACAGGCATCAACATCGAGAAGATCCTGTGGGGTGATTGCTCACACAACTGTTACGACAAACACGGTCGATTCCGCAAAGGCGCGAAAAGCGCCTATTTTCATTTGGTCAAGTGTCATGGCATGGATGAAGACGAGGCTTTGCATCTTGTGAAATCACTGGCTTTCAGTGGAATTATTTGAGCACAAAGGAGCGATGAATTGTGGCAAAAACCAAGTTGGAGAAGCACATGGAAGAACTCGAAGAGATGACTTCCGGTGGAGCGCATGATGCCGTAACTTTCAGCGGCAAGGGTCTTGGCTTCCTTCGGGATCTCTTTAAGTCCAATAAGAAACGGGATGAAGAAGAGGAGCCGGAAGAGGAAGAGGAAGAGGAAGAAACCTCCGAAGAAGACGATGAGGAGGACGAAGACGAGGAAAAGAAAGAGAAAGGCAAAGGACGCAAGGCCAAAAAGAGCATGCGCGGTCATGCTGGCGCTGGTAAGACCTCCAAGGAAGTAAACGAGGAAACGTTGGAGGATGAAGGCGAAGAAGAGGAAGATCCAGGGGAGGGCGAAGAGGATACCGTCATTGCTAACAAAGGCAAGCGGGTGAACACCAAGGATGCCCTTGGCAAATCGGAACGCGGATTTGACGAGGTTCGTTTCGAGAAGTCCATGACAGAGTTCGAAAGCGAATATGAAGATGTTCTCGACGCTTCTGATGCATTATCTGCCCTGACAGGCCACTTCCGCGACATGGCTAAATCCACGAATGCTGGCATTGCTGAATTGCAGGACAGCGTCCGTCTTCTTGCTAAGGGTTTGGAGCAATCCTTGAAAGCTCAGGCGGCGATGGCTTCGGATCTGGAATTGGTCAAAAAACAACCGGTTGGGGCACCTCCCACAGGCATTTTTGCCATGGCGAAAAGTCAGGATGGTAGCACCTCCAAGGTGTCCTTCTATGACGTGCAGGATGCCTTGACAGAAGCCATGAACGCCGGGAATGAGGACGCACCACAGTTGCTGAAGAGTCTATCAAACATTTCGAGCAACGAGCAGGAACTTCGCAAGTTCGTGAAGTCGCTCCCGGACGAGGTTAAAGAGTACCTGTAGACACCAAATTCCAATTACACATTCAAGCGAAACCATGGACCCAAGCGGTTCATGGTTTTTTAATTCAGGAGGCGAGTAGATACATGGCAGTCGCTGAAAAGGACTTGCGAAAAATGTTTAAGTCTCATACCTTTCATCAATTGATCCAGAGGGAATTGCGCAAAAGTAATTTAAGCGCGTCGAGCACAGAAGCCGGAAACTACGTCGATCAGCTGATGTGGCGCATGCAGAAGGCTTTGGCTACCGGTAACATCTCCGGTTTTGCCAATGGTACCGCATTACAGTTGCAGAACTTAGACAGCGTAATGTCTTCGGCACTGTTTCAGGAGGATCAACTCATTAAACAACGGTTCTTTGAGCATGTTGGTTCCATCAATGCCAACTACCAATGGACTCGTAGAAATCAGTACGGCACCACTCGTGGTGTAACTGGGTTCGTTGAGGGCGGCATTGGCCCAGTCGGTAATGCGTCATGGGCTCGAAACCAACAGCCGGTCAGTTTCTTCGGTGTCCAACGTGGTACGACCGTTATTGCAAACTTGGCTGGCGCACTCGGCGGCGAGTTTGTGGACCCCGTGGAAGAGGAGAACTACGACGGTACCTTGCAACTGCTTAGTTCCGTTGAGCATGCCTTGTCCTGGGGCAACGCCAACGTCACAGATGCCGGTGGAAACATCATCATGTACAACGGCTTCTATCAAGGGTTAATGGCTCAGACGCCAGTGGGATCGAAATTCCCAGTAAACGTGATTGACCTCCATGGCGCGCCAATAACCTTCGATGTTATTTCACAGATTTCTGTTTTGGCTGCGAAACAGTATGTTGCGACCGCGCGGGATATGGCTGGTTTCTTGACGCCTGATTCCATGCAGACCTTGCAACTGTTGAAATCGCAGGCAGAACGTCGCGATCTATCCAATGGTGAGGATGGCGGGTTCACAGCCGGTACTCCGATTGACGGGTACAACACAAACATTGGACGTCTGGCACTGTATCAAGATGTGTTCCTGCAACCTTTCGATGGTGGCACGCAGCCTTTGACTACGGCGGACAGTGGGTCCCCGGCACCATTCGCATTGGCAAATACTCCGTCTGCTGCCGCAGCTGCTCCGACAGGAAGCCAAGTCTCTAACTGGCTGACGAACGATGCGAACACAGTCTATTACACTGTGTCGGCGTTCAATGCCCAGGGTGAGAGCTTAGGCTATACCTTAGCTGCTGGAACCGTGGTGGCCGCTGGACAGGTCGTCACAGTCACGATTCCAAACGTCGCCGGTGCATACGGATACCGGGTTTATCGCGGCCTCTTGTCGAGTGGTGCGGATGCCAACTGGATCGGAGATTGTCCACGGACATCTACAACCAATGCAACCTTCGTTGACGACAACCGGATTATGCCCGGTATGGATGTCGCGATTTTCGCGAACAAGGCACCGTCTAACCTGGCAATTGCACAAATGGCACCGCTGATTAAACTGCCGTTGGCTATTCAGAACACCACGATTCCGTTCGGCCTCTTGTATCTCCATACCCTGGCGATCAAGATTCCGGAACGTCAGTTCATGGTGATCAATATCGGCAAAACCAACTATGCTGCATAACCAGGAGGCGTGACAAATGCGAGTTAAATCTGTGCATCGCGCTCTCACTGGCAGCGTGGATGGAGTTTCACCTTTCCTCGTGGAATTCGACGAGGAAGGATTTGCAGACGTGGATGAGGCCGTGGGGGAATACCTCTGCGGCCTTCATGCTGCCGAGAAGGTGGGCGATGATGCCGATCCATTCGCTCATATGAATGTTCCACGATTGAAAAAGTATGCAAAGGAAAACGGGATCGACATCGGGGATGCATCCACAAAAGTAGACATTCTCGCGGTGATTCAGGGTGGTGAGGCGCAATGCTGATTACGCAGCCAAACAATGTTGGGCGTGGGCAATCAAACACATTGCCCTACACACCAAATCCATCCGGCCAAATTGCACAGTCAATGTATTGGATGTCGGCGTATCCGCTTTGCTTTAGCCTGTTTTCTGGGCTTACTGCTGTAACCACAGAGCAGACCGATCCATACTTTCAAGTCAATACCCTGGGGCGCAGTCAGTTCGCAGTGCAGGTCGAGTCAACGCAGGGCACATACAACGCCACAGTGCTGATAGAAGGCACCCTAGACGGCGAGAACTGGTCAACGGTACAAACTATCACGAGTGCAGGTATCACGCAGATAAACGGCCTGTATGCGGCTCTGCGCGTGTCTGTGACATCTTACACCAGTGGCACGCTGACATGTACGTTAGTCATGCAGAGGGCCTGATTATGGCTGGGATGATGGCAGAAACGTATGTGCTGCAGGCGCTGCAAAACGGACTCACAAGCATTCGGCAAAACATCGCCCAACTCTCTGAAATCCTTGACGCATTAAGCCCTGCAGAATTGCAATCGGCACAGAACTACTTCGGAGATCCAAAAACGCAGATCATCATTGCGCCTGGGTTCCCAGGTAGTCAGACGCCGTTTCCGTTTATCGGCGTGACCGTGGCGCCAGAGGAGCAGATCGCAGAGCAGACGCCGATAGGGCTTGCATATGACCGGATTGACAACGGAGATGGGACCTGGACGGATGTCAAGGGAGCACCATTTCACGGCACCATCAAAGCTACCATCTATACACCGAACGCTGATCTTGCCGTGTGGCTGTCTGCAATTTGTGTCTGGGCACTTCTTAGTCAGTTCGATTTCTTTCTGGATACTGCTGACATGCGTAACCTGCAGATCGGGATTGGGGATTACGAGCCTCAGCCTCAGTGGCTACCAACCTTCGTCTTTTCGCGTGGCGTTTGGATCTCTGGTGAGTGGGACAAGACCTTCACAGCCACACCGCCAACGATCACATCTGCAATCGCAACAGGAACCTTTTCATGGTCCTAGGAAGGAGGCGTGAATTTTGACAGTAGCAAAATCAAATGAACCTGTCGAGGCCACCCAAGAAGTGGCCTATATCCCGTTGTATCGCTTTGCTCAAGACTTCGCAAAGAAATACGGGGTAGAGATGATGGGTGGTTTTTATCACACGCAAGAAACAGCTAAACCGCCGCATCTGGCAGACACGGAGGATAACTGGCACAAACTCATTCAAGCCTACGCAAAGAAGGAGGTGAGGTAGCTTGTCTTTCACCTATAATGGATCGACCATTTATCAACCTGGTGTCATCGGATCACAAACATCCGGTGGTATGGCGGCGCAAACCACTTC